CAACAAACTATGCTAAAAAGTATTATACATTATTTACAATTGAACAAACCAGCGATAATATTTCGAGACGGTTTAAGGTCTACGATGATTATAAACTTAAATTAAAAGCTTACAGTAAGAAACGATTTGACCCGTTCTGTAGATGGGACAGAATTAGCATACCATATACCAAGGGAAAATTTATTGAAACAACTATCGGACAATTGAATTTCTTTAAATGGGCTCTTGAAAATAAAGTTATTGAATATGTGGAACAAAATTATGATACCATTGAAAAGGACATGAATAATCGTAACAGCACATCTAAAAGAAAAGAAACACTTGTTGACAACTCCAAGACGAGAAAGAAGCGCGAAGAATTGTCTATTTCGGCTACTAAAAGTATCAAAAAAGAGAAGGTTGAAATAATTGTTCAGTTTAATTAGTTAAAAACTGATGTTACCCGTGAAATCAACACTTACATTCGTGACCACAAGCTCCAAGACAAGGACAATGGTTGCTACCATTTTGAAGCTCAAGAAGACTGACGAGCTTACCTACTTTAACCTTCAAAAGTATATGTCTCCTCATTTTGACAAGTCCATCAAGGTCGAGACTGTCAGTGCTTAAATAAATTTAAAATACTTAAACATCTATCACTCCGAAATACATGTGTGATTTTGGTAGTTTTTATTTTTTGTAAATTTGAAATCGTTGACATTTCGATCTGATATCGGTTAAATTAAAAATTTTGAATAATATTAAGCAATTTTAACATTTTTTCGTATATATATATATATATATATATGAAATTCGAATATAATAAAAAAGGAGGTATAAGACTTAAAAATGAATGGAAAGATAGATCAGAGGAAGCATTATTTACATTTATAAATAACTGTACAAAAGTTAAAATACTTACCGATGATAGTGTATCATGTATAACATATGTTTTTGAAGATTTACCAAAAAATTTTATATCCCCATATGTAACAACAAGAAGTAATGACCTTAACGCTCCTGTTAAAAAAATTTTATTTAAACTCGGTTATAATGATCCTACAGCAGCTAAAAGTAATTACATTCCTTGTAATCGAAGTAGTCAAGTCGAATTAGAAGTTGTTACACAGTCTGATTTTCAAAGCGAAGTTGTTATTCAGAATTTATTGTTTCAAGAAAGTATTAAAACAGATTCAAGCATACTTGAACCAATATGTCCTGCTATTATTTGTTACACTAATTCGGTAGGAACTATAAAAGAAACAATAAAAATTTTAATTTTAAGCAAATTGGTGGATAAACAAAGAGGAACAAATAATATTAGTGATAAACAAATAACACAAAATTTATTTAATATTAATAAGTATAATATGTTTTTGATTGTTATGGAATTTATGGATGGTTTTACACCGTTAAGTACGTTACTCAGGCACCAGCACCATCGATATGAACAATTTCTTGACATGCATGCTTATGAGTTACAAAAGATGAGTACCTATGGATATGTACATGGGGATTTTCACCAAGGAAATGTAATGATAAATCCTGACTATCCATATTTTACAGCTGATAAACAATCGCTCTATTATGGCAGAGCATTATTAATTGATTTCGGGAGAGTTATGAAAGTAGGTAGTACTCAATATAGGAATTGGGCGGGGGGGGATAATCAAAAAAAGTATAAAGCGTTTTGGCAGTATGGACAGTTACTAGGTAGACTATCAGCGAGAGTGTATGGGAGTCAAACTATTGGAGAAATATTAAAAAAACAAAGAATTGTTATGGACACAGCATTTAAAGCCAAAGTACAAATCCAATCATGGGAAGCGATTATTGCATCAATACAAAAACAAAAAATAGGCATAGACATAAACAATTTTAAACAACCACAAGCACCAGCACAAGCACCAGCACAAGCACCAGCACAAGCACCAGCAAAAGCACAAGCACAAGCACCAGCAAAAGCACAAGCACCAGCACCAGTATATGGTATACAAGCACCAGCACCAGCACCAGTATATGGTATACAAGCACCAGCACCAGCACCAGCACAAGCACAATACGCAAAAGCAGCAGTAAGAATAGGATCAGAAGCACTAAATTATGCGGCACATATTAGAGATAATTTTGCAGCAGTATTCAATGTTGCAGTAACAGGAGGTTTGCTAAGTATGAGCCCAATTTTTGATCCTTTAAATGTATGGAATTGGGTTGGTATATTAGGAATAAACACCGACATAGAAACACCAGGATCAGTACAACCGAGACCACGAGCACAAGCAGCACGAGCACAAGCAGCACGAGCACAAGCAGAAGAAGCAGACACAAAAGCAAAAGCAGACGCAGCAGCACAAGCAGAAGAAGCAGACGCACAAGCAGCAGACGCAGCAAAAGCAAAAGCAGACGCAGACACAAAAGTAAAAGCATGGGCAAAAGCAAAAGCAGACGCAGACGCACGGGTAAAAGAGTTATACGCATCGCATCGAAAAAATCCAGTAGGACAACAACAATACCCAGCACCACAAGCAGTAAGACAACAACAAGACACAGCACAAGCACAACCACCACGAGTACAAGCACCACGAGTACAAGCACAACCAGCACCAGCACAAGCACAACCAGCACCAGCACAAGCACAACCAGCACCACAAGAACAACGCGCAGCAAAAGCAAAACCAAAAGCAAAACCAAAAGCAACAGATCAATTTGCATGGATTAAAACAATTCATGCAAGACAACAACAACCACAACCACAACAACCACAACAACAACAACAACCACAACCACAACCACAACAACAACAACAACCACAACCACAACCACAACAACAACAACAACAACAACTAGACGCAGCACGAGCACGAGTACAAGCAGCAAAAGCAGAAAAAGCAGCAAAAGCAGCAGAAGAAGCAGAAGCAGCACGAGTACAAGCAGAAGAAGCAGAAGCAGCACGAGTACAAGCAGAAGAAGCAGCACGAGTAGACGCAACACGAGTAGACGCAGCACGAGTAGACGCACCAGTAAACAAAACTTGCCCCTCTGAAAATGTGGATGTTCCAGATTGTATAAAAAGTAAAAAAGAAAGAAGAAAATGGGATTTTTTATTTCATCCGGACAAGAATATAGATTGTGTACTAAGTGCTGCAGAAAAATTTAAAAAATTTACAAATAATGTAGCAAAACAAACAATCGACAAAGAAGGCAACTATAATTATAATGAATGTATGAGTTGGGTTGCTGCTGCTGCTGGAAATGCTGCTGCTAGTCAAGTAAACACTCGAAATTATACTAGTAATCAAGAGAATAATGTATTTAAAAAAGAAAAAGAATACGCAGATCGAACTGAAAAAGCAAAAGCAGACGCAGAAAAAGCAGCAAAAGACGCAGCACAAGCACAAGCAGCAGCAGACGCAGCACAAGCAGACACAGCACAAGCAGCAAAAGCAGAAAAAGCAGCAAAAGCAGCAGAAGACGCAGCAGAAGCACAAGCAGCAGCAGCAGAAGCACTAAAGTGGGAGAAGCAAAAAGAAGAAATATATACAACATTGATTAAGTTTTACCTCGCTTTTGGTTATGACGATCGACGTCCTGATCTTCTAAATGCTAATAACCAAATTAATCAAGTATATGCTCGGGCTATTGGTCATTTAAATGAGTTTAATCAACAACTATTTAACCAGGTTAAAAAAACAAAGTTGAACTTTTATGACGATGATAAAATTAGTTTGATTGCACAATTAAAAGACAATAAAGGACGAGATGATTATAATCGATATATAGCATCTAACAATCAAATAATATACGCCAGTATGAAGCAAATACAAATGCTCATTTTTGAACTAAAAAAAAAAATCGGTGAACAAATTAGTGCGCACTTGAAAACTTTGGATGATGAAAACGCTCTTTTTTTTACAGTAGATAGTATCAATATTGATTTAATTATATCTACACTTATTAATTCATGGCACGTAGCCCTCCTTCAAAAAATTGAAGAACTGTCTAAAATAAATAGCGCATTACAGGCAGACATGGCTAGTTTTATAACAATTTTCGTCGATGGCAAGACAGCAGCTAGTAATGTACTATCGGGCGGTGGTAGTGGAGATAATAGTGTTGTACAATATAAGGACAACGGTATATTAACGTACAATACACAATCATCATTATTACAACCAGTATATGGTATAAAATATGATATTGATACTAAAGATATAGCTTTTTTAATAAAAAAATACGATATTGGACAATTAGAAATAAAAAATAAAAATATAGACATAATATTATTAAAAAAAAATATTGATGGTCTATTTAAAAATCCATTTTTGATTGAATTTAATAAAATCGGTGGAAGAATAATCTCAAATAAAAAAACAAAAAAAAATAGAAAAAGTAAAAGTAAAAGTAAAAGTAAAAGTAAAAGTAAAAGTAAAAGTAAAAGTAAAAGTAAAAGTAAAAGTAAAAGTAAAAGTAAACGAATTATAAATATTTAAAAATATTATATTTATTTATTCTATAAATGAATACAATACAAAAACGATTTCTATTATTTTTGATAGGTTGTATAGGAACTAGATCTTTATTTGTATACTTAGCAAAAAATGCGAATACGACTTATTTACCATATATGGGATATTTAGCGCTTTTACCTGCTATGGGATTTATTTATTTATTTTTGACTGGTTCAAGAAAGACTGGCGCAGAAGTATTTGGTGATAAAATTTGGTGGAATGATTTAAGACCAATTCACGGATTATTATACCTTTTATTCGCTTATAACGCAATTAATAAAAATAATGGTGCTTGGGTATATTTGTTAGTTGATGTTATTGTTGGACTAACAAGTTTTTTATGGTTTCATTATTACAATGGAGATTTTTCTAAATTAGTAATATAGTAATATATTAATATAGTAAACTTGTAATATATTAATATAGTAAAATTATATATAAACTATAAGTTGATATATAATTAAAAATTTAGTGTTATAGATAAATATGGGTAATACTCAATCAATGAAAAAAATAAATTACGAAGATATGCAAACAGTTACAAAAAATCCAGAAATATATTTAATAATCAACACGCTATCTCCGTCTGACCAAAAATGTTTAATTGTTAACACAACTGTTGCCGAAGAAGAAGAAGTACTTATTAATAAGTATTTAAAGGAAAACAAAAGCATTAGAATTATAGTTTATGGAAAAAATTGTAATGACGATAGTGTTCAAAAAAAATATCAACAGTTATTAACATTGGGATTTTATAATATTTTTGTATATACGGGAGGAATGTTTGAATGGTTGTTATTACAAGACATTTATGATAAGGAATTATTCCCAACAACTAAAAAAGAATTAGATTTGTTAAAATATAAACCAAACCAATTATTAAATATTGCTTTATTAGAATATTAAAGTTAGAGTTAAATATGCGGATTGATCTGAGGAAAGAATGAATTAATTTTTGGTTGATTAATCTTAGGTTGATTAATCTTAGGAAAGAATGTATTAATTTTAAGTTGATTAATATTACTATACCTTTTTTTAGAAGGTTCTTCTTCCCATAATACTTGGACAAAATCATCGTCTTCTTTTTCTTCTTCTTTTTCTTCGTATTTTTGTTCTATATTTTTAATTAATCCCATATTTGCTAATTGATCTGCTCGTTTATTATGCGTTCGATAAATATGTGTAAATGTTATATATTTAAACTTACATTTCAAGGCTCTGAATTTGTCATATAATACCAATAAATTCTCATTTTTTACCTTATAAACCTTATTAGCTTGGTTAATAACTAACAAACTATCACCATAAACACATAATGACGTAATGCCTAATTTTATAGATTCTTCCAGACCTATAATTAATGCGCAATATTCTGATTCATTGTTTGTTCTGTTTCCAATATTTTCACAAGAAGTAGATATTTCGTCACCATTTTTGTAAATTACTGCTCCGATTCCAGAAGGACCGGGATTGCCTTTACTACAACCATCAAAATATAATGAATATTCGCATATTGGATGTACTTGATTTAAATTAATATTGTTATTTTTTGTATTTTGTTTTTCCATTATATTTATTCTATATTATCTAGTGTATATTATATATATATTTAAATCAATTTTTTAAATTATTTAATTATTTAATTAATTATATAATTTTTATTTAAAGTCAATTTAATATTATTATGGATATTATTGATAAATTATTATATAAATATAACACTTTATATAATATAATGAAATATCTATTATTTTTCTTAGGTTTATCTTTAGCTTCGTTTATTAAAGGAGATAGCGAGTGTGCTATAGTTTCATCATTTGGTGATAGAAGAAAAGACAAAACGTCATTGCGTTTAGTTCAATATAATGTCGAATGGTTATTTATTGATTATTGTTCTAGTTCAAATTGTCCAGGCAATGGGTGTAGTTGGAATACGGTTTCTGATGCTCACAATCATTTATCATATGTAGCCGATACAATAAATTTTTTAGAACCAGATATTATTAATTTGTGCGAAGTTGAAGGATGCGATGAATTAAATATGTTAAAGGGACAATTAGATTTTGGATATACCCCATATTTAAAGATAGGAACAGACACATCAACTGGGCAAAATGTAGGGATGTTAACGCGTATTGACCCACTTGTTAGTTTGTATCGTAGTGAAGAGAAAATAGCATATCCTATTTCAGGAACTAACTGTGGCCAAACAGATGTATCTGGAACATCCGGAGTATCCAAACATTACATTACCGAGTTTCAAATATCTTATATGAAAGTAGCATTAATTGGGGCGCATTTATTGGCAATCCCAACGGATCCAGCACGATGTGCTCAAAGAGAAGCTCAAGCCCAAGTGTTACAAAATATTGTTAGTTCGTATATTATAAAAGGCTATGAAATTATATTACTTGGGGATATGAATGATTATGATGCGGAATTATTGGATTTAAATTCAAATAAACCAACATCTAGAGTTTTAGATATAATGAAGGGTCTAGATGGCCAAAAGAACGGAACATATCTTCTAACAAATATTGCTTATAGAATGGAACAATCAGAACGATATAGTGATTGGTGGGATTCGGATAATAACTGTGATACAAGCTCACAAAACGACTTGTCAATGATAGATCATATTTTAGTTACATCTAATATAGATGAAAAAATCGTGGATGCGTTTATTTATCATGATTATAAAGAATATTGTGGAAAATGGAATTCAGATCATTATCCTGTTGTGATTGATTTTAAATTTTAAAAAATAAATTTAATAATAAAAATACATTTTTATATATAATCGCATATTATAGCAATAAATTTATCATCTTCATTTTTTGAATTGACATTTATAATTACTTGAAATGGTTTACCACAACCAAATATTAAGTCGTTTTTAATATATACATCACACAACTTTTTTTCTGTGTGTGGTCCAATTTGGGTTCCAGAGCTTTTGAATGATCCGTGGCGAAAAATACAACAATTTAGTTTTTCGATTAGAACTGGATCTTTACAATGAGGGCATTCGACAACTATATTAGTAATAAATTCATTATTAATTATGTTATCCATTACACCCTTGGTAATTTAAAACGCCGTTTTCACAGAGTAAAAAAATAATCAAGGATGTAAAATCAATAGTAGGAATTTCACCTACGATGGTCTAACTTTTTCCTCTTCTTGTTGATTATTTGAAGAGGTGAAAGACGAAATTTGCGTAACTTGTGAAAAACACGCAGGGCGTTCTTGCCTATCAATCCAGCATTTTGTTAAGTTCATTATGTTGATTGCTGAATTTGCGTCTCGTGTTCTAAATACGATTTGTTTGACTTGGGGTCTCACGCATCCAGAACATACTAAAAGACGAAACTGCTTGTTTCCGTCGCTATGTCTGTAATAGGATAAATCATTATTACATTCACAGCATTTTTTACTTGTATTACATTCGTTGATTGTTATTGTATCATACTTCTTATGGATTTGCTTTCTCAATCCTTTATTCATCGTAGGCATAAAATGTTTCATTTGAGTGCTTCTGCTCCAATTCCCATAACCAATTAGGATATTATCTCCAAAAGTTTCCTTGATTTTATTAAGGAATGTATCTATTGATTTCTTACCATAACTATATTGCCTAAACTTCATTTTCCTCCAAACTTCTCGTTGGTAGAAATCAGTTGTTTCTTTATTCAGTTTATCCTTCTCAACTAAATATTCTTTGAACTTTTCATAATCTACGGATTTGCTATTTTGAAACGATAAATGAGTTTCTTTTTCAGTTATTTTATTTCGTTTCTTTTCCAACAATAATATTCGTTGGTTTGTTTTTGCCTTGCTTTCTCGTTTCCTTTGAGGTGCTGTATATTGTAGTTTCTTACCATTACTATCCATCATATACACTAACGACCTTTTACCAGGGTCGCAACCAACAATATTGCGTGGCGCAACTTCTTTGAGTTGTTCTATGGATAAATCTTCTATGTTATGAAAATCTTGTGCTGGTAAAGTAGGAACTCTGCTTCCCCATTTCTTATCTTTCAAATCCTTACGAATAAACAATAAAGAACAACTAATACCATCTGTTTGGAGTTGATGATGATATTGATAATGTTTGCTTTTGAATGTTTTATGTTGTAGGTTTAGTAGATTATTCCATACATCGTATTGATTTTCCTTTACATTTTTCAAAAGTTCTCCTTTCTTTGCGTTTTCAGGACAGAATAAACTGATGATACACGCTGTATCCAGAATAATATGCTTTGGAATAATATTATTACGAAGTGGTAAAGGTTGGAATAATTTATGTTCTTCTTTTTCTAATACAGCATTCATATACAACATACCCCTCAAATAATCAAATGGTTTCACCTTCACGTCATAATGAACGGACTTCTTTATGTTTGTAGGAAGAATATTCGGTAAATGAGTTGTTTTCCATTCATCAAACATGGTATCAGTTTCCTCATTACATTCTAATATGAGTTTCTTGAACTTGAAAAGGATTGCTTTATCTTCTGTTATGTTAGTTGTTGTTTTATTGATGAACCGAAGAAAGTGCTGGATAAATCGTTCTTGCGTATTGTTAGATAAAGAAGTATGTAGTTGTGTTGCTAAATAAGGTAATAAAAAAGTCGTATTCTTTAACTTGGTCTTTTCGTGGTTGAGTAAAGGTTGGTATTCATTATTGTAAAACGCTTGTAATGCTTCTAAAAGTTCAGTATCTTTACTTTTTGCTCCTTGATTACTTCTCACCCCTAATGTCTTAATACAATACAAAATGAACTTTTCGTTTATTTCAGGTAAATGTTCATTGTTGTTATAACATTTCAATACATATAACCTGATAAATTGGTAAGAATGTATCATCAAATCATTCATTTCAAAAACCAAATTAGTAATGACTGGTTGAACTTCTTTATGGTTATATAATACAGATTTGAGTGTGGTTTTGATGGTAGTATAAGCAGATTTATCTAGGGAACGGAACTCTTGGAAAGTATCTTTCTTCTTTTTCACCATTCTATATACTTACTAAATATTTTTATTTTTAAATGGTTATTTATAAATAATCATTTATTCCTAAATATTATCGTCATTCGGTTTTTCTTCCATTTCCTTTTGCAGTTTTTCTTTTCTTCGTAAATATGTTCGTTGGTTATATAATTTAACCTGCTCTGGAGAAGATTTATAATTTGTTTTTTCTTTATAGGTTCTAACTCTTTGTTTTTGTGCTTCTTTATGCTTTTCATAATAGACTTTACTACTTGCCGGTGCTGTATATTTTTTGAGATGTTCTTTGGTTGCTTGTAGTTCTGTTTCTAAATTGGAAATCTGTTCTTCCATTTCCTTAATTTTTTCATCCTTATCCATTACGATACTATATATAATAAAAAATATTTATATAATTTTTATTATAATTGTTTCAAAAACCGGCGTTTTAAATTACCAAGGGTGTAAATAAATTATATTTATATTTTTATATTTTTAAATTACCAAGGGTGTAAAAAGAAAAAATTAAAAAAAGAAAAAATAAATAAAATTTTATAAAACAAATTCATTAATTTTGTTTAACCAATTATCCATAATATTTTTGTTTTCATAAATATCTACATTTCCATCCAAAACTAAAGGTTTAGTATTTTCATTTTCATTTTTGTCAAGAAATGCTTCATGATAAGTATGGCAATCTTGTAAATAAGCCAACGGAATTACCTCTTCCCCATCTCTTGATCTTTTATGAATTCTATTATAACAATTTGTCGGATCTGTTTTTACATATACGGAATAATTAATAGGGAAATCCTTTGCGAATTCTTCAAACCATTTTAAATAAATTTGATAACAAACATCTTCTATTTTCCCTTGATCGTGAAGCATCTTTGCAAACACCTGTTTATCTGTATATAAACTACGTTCGGTGATTATTATATACTGTTTATTATTATTCTCCGATACAATTTCTTTAATAGTATCTCTCAAAATAGTCAATCGCGATATATACGCCATCATCTGAAACGCAAACGAATACTTCTCTTGGTCAGCATAAAACTTTTTTAACATAGTATTTCCTTGATTATCCTTAATTTTCTCCCAATCGTCAACCGGTTCTCTCAAAAATATAACACATGTATTACCATTATAATACTTTCTTAAATTTTCTAAAAGAGTTGATTTACCAGAACCAATATTTCCTTCAATTGAGATAATCTTGTAGTTTGACATAATATAATAATATATATAGACACTTTTATCTTGTTTTTATAATTCAATTTTATTTAAAAATAAAATTGAATTATAAAAATAACTTAAAGAAATACGCATATATTACAACAATGGATCTTAAACAAAGAAAGCTATCTAAGTCTGAATGGGAATCTATCGAAATTCCTGTTTCTAAAGCCGAAAATGAAATTTTACAATTAATAACAAGTGGATTTTCAAATGTTCATTTGAAGATTAATAAAACGGATTCTATCTTTACGTTTCTAAAGATAGAATATAATACACAAATTGAAGAATTTATGTATGTTAAATTCTTTGCTGACAAAATAAAAGATATGGTTCGCAATAATAACATTACGTTTATTCGGTTTGGACCTAATCCGATTACAAAGCGTAATTCTACTGCTGACGATTTGTTAACTCAACAAATTCATTATATTGACGTATCTTCTATTGTTCGTCTTAAAAGTGGCGACCAAATTCGTCTTTCGCGCCTTGATAGCGAGATCATTAAAAACGAAGACACGCATATATATGAGTTTATTCTTTATAGCAATCTAGAAAAAATGCTTAATTTAAAAAAGGTAAATGATAAAAAATGGATGTATTATTATTATACTCTTAGCAAACTAATGAAAAACAATATTGACAAATTAAATAATTATTTGAAGGAAATTATCAATGTATTTATCAGTAATTTTGAAACCGATATCGATTTGTTATATATTACACAACATTCGGTTGAATTTATTGAAAAAAATTCAAATCTATTAAAATTCAGTGATTTAGTATTATACGAACATCAAAAAGAAATTTATAATGCTGTAAGAAGCCCAAATCCTAAATTAATTCTTTATATTGCTCCAACAGGAACTGGAAAAACGTTGACTCCATTAGGCTTATCTGAAAAATACAAAATTATATTTGTATGTGCTGCTAGACACGTTGGATTAGCCTTAGCAAGATCGGCGATTTCGATTGGTAAAAAAATTGCTTTTGCGTTTGGATGTTCTGCTGCCGAAGATGTAAGATTACATTACTTTGCCGCAAAAGAATATACCAAAGACAGACGTAGCGGTCACATTAGAAAAGTAGATAATACTGTTGGAGAAAAGGTAGAAATCATTATTTGTGACATTAGATCTTACTTATCATCAATGTATTATATGCTTTCATTCAATAATGCTTCTGATATTATTACCTATTGGGATGAACCTACTATTACAATGGATTACGAAAATCACGATTTACATAAAGTCATCAGAAAAAACTGGAAAGATAATATTATTCCAAATGTTGTACTATCTTCTTCTACGTTGCCAAAGTTACACGAACTTACTCACACTGTTGCTGACTTCCAAGAAAAATTCTCTAATTCGGTTATTAATAATATTGTAAGTCACGATTGTCGTAAAACGATACCTCTCTTTGATAATAATGGGTATGTTGTTATGCCTCATTATTTGTACGATGATTATAATCAGGTTTTACAAGTAGTAACTCACTGCGAAGAAAATTTGACCTTATTAAGATATTTTGATTTGAAAGAAGCGTCTGAATTCATTCATTATGTTGAAACCAATAATCATAATAAAGGATCCTCCAAATTCGAGAGAAACTTTGCGTCAGTAGATGATATTGATATGAAAAGTATTAAGCTTTATTATCTTAAGATGTTAAAAAATATTATTACTAGTTCTTGGACTATAGTATATAATTACTTCAAATTGGCTCGAACAAAGAGAATTAAACAAAATAATACTATAGATACAAAGGGAAATACAATTACCAGAACGACTAGTGCTGCCAGTACGAATTATAGTGCTACAAAATCAGGAGAACCAATTAGCAAAATGAGTAGTGTTCAAATTATTAATACAAATACAAATACAAATACAAATACAGATCCTCCAGGAAGCTGTGGCGTTTATGTTACCACAAAAGATTCTTATACATTGACCGATGGACCTACAATCTTTCTTGCGAATGATCTACAAAAAATAGCAAAATTTTGTATTCAGCAAGCAAATATTCCTGCTATTGTGATGAAGGACATTATGGAAAAAATCGAATATAACAATCAACTTAATACAAGAATTGATGAAATTGAAAAAGAGTTGGAATTTGAAGAAACTAAATTGGCTTCCAAAATGGGTGGAGGTTCTTCAGATAATTCTAAAGAAGCTAAAAAGTTACAAGGCAAAAAGGAAGGAAAACGTAAAGCAACGATCGCTAATAAAGTTATTGAAAAATCATCTGATGGAAATTTGGTTAAATTGCGAGAAGAAATTGCTACACTTAAAACTATGGCAAAAAACGCATCCTTAGATGATATGTTTATTCCTAATAGATTAACTCACTTATCTAAATGGAGTCAAGGTTTAAATACAGATAATGCTTTTACAAGCGATGTTGATGAAGACATTATTATTTCTATAATGTTGCTTAAGGATGTCGACGATAGTTGGAAAATATTGCTTCTATTAGGAATTGGAGTTTTCACGGAACATAAAAGCATTGCGTATACAGAGATTATGAAAAAACTAGCAGATCAACAAAAGTTATATCTAATTATTGCCGATAGTGATTATATTTATGGAACTAACTATCAATTCTGTCACGGATATTTAAGCAAAGATCTTGGATTAACTCAAGAAAAAATTATTCAAGCATTAGGGAGAATTGGGCGTAATAATATCCAACAGGAATACAGTGCGCGTTTCAGAGACGATACTCAAATAATTACATTATTTACTAGATTTCAATCAGAAGATAAACCGGAAGTTATTAATATGAATAAATTGTTTAACTCTAAAAATGTAAGATGGAATGGTACAAAATTTGAAGAATTTCCCGAAGAAGAATTGGTGGCGATATTTGATGAAGAAGAAGAAGAAGAAGAAGAAGAAGAAGAGGCATAATTGTATTTGTATTTGTATTTGTATTGTATTTGTATTTTAATTATAAAATTTATTTTTTATATTAGACCTTCTCTAACAATCACCATATTTTTAGTAAACATAAATGCGTCTTTGTTAGTTCTTCTTCTTTTTAAATTACATTCTAAACAGGCAACAACTAAATTACCATTATTATGTCCTATATCATTATTAATTCTATCAAGCGTCCATTGTTTTTTTTCGCGAACTTTTTCATATAATATAAACATTTGTTCGGAACAATAATGACATTTCATTTCGCAGTTGGTTAACAGTTCAACTACTTCTTTGAATTTAACTAGTTGTTGTTCATTTAATTTTTTCTTAAGAATATCCTGTTGTTTATATCCACATATTTTATTTTTAATATGTGCTAAAAACATTGCAACATATTTATCTTTTTCTAATGTAGTATCTAACAAATTGTGTATAATATGTAGTTGAGTTTGATAAGACAATTCGTCTTCATTTAGACCCCAAGTTTTTGTTTCGACTCTTAGTTTTGTTTCCTTTTCACAATTTATTCTTTTTATATTTTTATTTTTATTTTTTAATGGTTCGTCAATAATTACTATTTTTTTAATATTGTTTTGTTCTTTAATATTGTTTTGATTTATATCATCTTCTCCTATATTGATTTTTTCAATATTACTCATTATGTTATAGTAACAAAAATATTTAATATAAAAATCAATATAGAAATTAAATATAATAGTAATGTTTCAATATACTATAAAAAATGGAGTTAAAATCTATTTACCATATAATACTATAAATGAACAACAGTGCTCTACAAAGTGATTGTAATGAATTAAAAACATTAAAATATAAATCTATGATATTAAACGGGGTTCCGTGGCCAGAAACTAAATCATCAACTAATCTTGCTAATTTAGATAAATTTCTTGAAAATGAAAAAATAACCAATTCCAATGAGCCTTGGAGTAAATTAGATAAAACTGCTAAAATTAAAAAATTAGCATTATTTGCTGAAAATTATAAAAATGTTAATAATTTATCTGAAGACGAACATCAACAATTAAATTCTTTTTTTAAAGATTGTTTGGATAAAAAAAAGTTACACAGAGTCAAAGATGTTAATTATAATAAAGATACTGGGGAAATTAAAGATGTGCCTGCGTTACATTTCAATAAACCAACAAACCATTTTACATTAAAAAATGTCGATAAGAGGGTTTCTACCTTGAGAGGGCTTGCTCCTAAGAAAAAACAAGGGACTGCTAAAAATATTAAAGAAAATGATTCTGATTGTGAAGACTCTTAATTTTAATTAATTAAATGTATTTAATTAAAATTGAATTAATAATAGATATAAAAACAATCCTATATTTTATATACTATAATGGACGAATCAATAACTATTGAAATGAATGGATTAATAAATATTGAATTTGAAATGAATGAATTAATATATACGAATGAATTAATAGATATAACAGACCTAATTGTTCCAGAGGAAGACCCAAAATTCTTTAACGACGAAGAAGCATTAGAAATATACCAAACGTGTATTTATCTAATGGATGAATTTATGAAGGATAATCCAAAACTAATTTCGGAACCAGATTTTAATGAAACATTTGATGAAAATATTCAAGAGTTAATGCATTGCCATTTTGATTGTGATATATTTTATACTGAAGATGCTGAAGAGGAAATGGAAGAAATTATTGAACATGCAAAAACATATGTATTCAAAGAACAAATACCACCTAGATCTTATCCAGATACTATTATTTTGGAGGAACCGGAATACGAATTTATTAAAAAACAAATAAATATTTTAAGAAATAAACCTCAGCCAGTTCAAAGAACAAAAGAGTGGTATGAGTTTCGCCATAATTTAATAACAGCTTCAAACGCATATAAAGCATTTGAAAATTTAGCAACTCAAAATCAACTAATATATGAAAAATGTCAACCATTAAATCAGAGTTTGTATATTGATGGGGATGACGATATTACAGGGGAAGATATTACAGGGGAAGATATTAAAGAAGTTTCTATTAAAGAAGTTTCTATTAAAGAAGTTTCTATTAAAGACGTGTCTATTAAAGAAGTGTCTATTAAAGATGTTGTTATGGTAAATACAAACGGGACTCTTCACTGGGGACAAAAATACGAACCATTATCAGTTAAATTTTATGAATACACATATGGTACAAAAATAGAAGATTTTGGTTGTATACAACACGAAACCTATATGTTTCTAGGAGCATCGCCAGATGGCATCAATGTTGATCAAGAGTCTAAACGATATGGGCGTATGTTGGAAATTAAAAATATTGTTAATCGCGAAATTGATGGAATTCCAAAGAAAGAGTATTGGATTCAAATGCAGCTTCAAATGGAAGTGTGTGGTCTTGACGAATGCGACTTTTTAGAAACCAAATTTACAGAATATCCTGATTATAGTTCATATATGTTTGATACATTGGCTGAATATTTTGAAGACGAAAATGGGCTAGAAATATTAAATCCGTGTTTGTCAAAGGATAATAAAATGAAAGGTCAAATTATTTACTTTCATACAAAAGAGGGAAAACCATTTTACCTATACAAACCATTAGACCTTATTCATCCAGACGATATATCTGAGTGGCGAGACAGCAACGTTGACTATTATCAATTTAATCCGGAATTTAAATATACATACATGAAGACTATATTTTGGAAACTAGAATATGTTAGCTGTGTTTTGGTTTGTAGAAATAGACAATGGTTTAAAGATAACGTTCATGATCTAGAAAAACTTTGGTCAATAGTTGAAAAGGAAAGAGTCAGTGGTTACGAACACAGAGCTCCTAATCGCAGACAAAAAAAAGACAATATAATTGATATTAATGTTAAACCCAACGATAATAAATGTTTGCTACAATTCAATAAGGTAACTGGAAAAATAACTGTTATTAAACAAGATGATGAATTAAAAGATATTGCTATAGATATTGTAACCAATTAAGTATAACAAATTTAATATAAAATATTTTCATTGGTAGGAATAGAATAATATAATTGGTTTGGCTCGGTTCTAAAATATCCGACTCTTGCGCCATCGCTCTCTTCTGCCGGAGGTAACACGTTAATTTCATTTGATTTATTTTTTATACTATGATACAATGCTCCGCAAAATTCTGGCCTCGAACACGTTCCGTCATCCGGATTATTTCTGTAACGCAAGTTGTTAGTTATCTGTTTAAATGATGGTTCTGTAAATATAGGATAATGCCACCACATTGTGCTAGCACTAGCATTGGAAACTTCGTTTTTTTTAATAAGAGGATAATCATTTAATATAGCTTGATCTACAGATAACGGATATTTACCTTCTGTATTAATTCCTTCTATATTAATTCCTTCTATATTAATTCCTTCTACCTTAAACCCTTCTATTAAAGGACCTAAATATAGGGCCGCAGCTATTATTATTATTAAAAATATAAAACTGTTTAAAAAAGTTTTTGACATAATATAATATACCGCGATATAATTTGTTTTGAAATAATTAAACATAAAAACTAACTTAAAATTAACCCAACATACTTTATTATATGATGGAATCGAATGATATGCGAGTTACAAAAAGAAATGGCGAATTAGAAGAAATCGCGTTTGATAAGATTCTCGCAAGAATTAAAAAATTAGGACTGGAAGCAGACATTCATATAAATTATCAACAATTAGTTATGAAAGTTATTAATCAATTATATGATAAAATATCCACTACTAAGATTGACGAATTGGCTGCTGAACAATGTGCCGCGCTTTCTACATTACATCCAGATTACGGAACTCTTGCTGGACGCATTATTGTTTCTAATCATCAAAAAAATACGGATTCCGATTTTTCAAATATTGTGTCTCAACTATACAACTTTAAAGATATTCATTGTAATCACAATCCTTTGTTATCTGATGATTTATATAACTTTGTTTGTAAATATTCGTCTGAATTAAATCAAATGATTGATCAAAATAGAGATTATCTAATTGACTATTTTGGGTTTAAGACGCTAGAAAGATCATATTTGTTTAAAATAGGAAATAAAATAGTTGAAAGACCTCAACATATGTGGATGCGCGTTTCTGTCGGAATTCATGGTGATTTAATGAACGATAACTCTCTAGAATTAATCAAAGAAACATATGATTTAATGTCGCAGAAATTCTTTACTCACGCAACGCCTACATTATTTAATGCCGGAACTGTAAGGTCGCAAATGAGTTCCTGTTATTTATTAGCAATGGAAGAAGATAGCATTGATGGTATTTTTAATACATTGAAGGATTGTGCTAAGATTTCTAAATACTCCGGTGGAATTGGGCTACATGTTCATAATATTAGAGCTAAAGGCAGTCACATTCAAGGAACTAATGGTATAACAGATGGTTTAGTACCAATGTTGCGAGTATTTAATAATACTGCTCGCTATGTAAATCAATCAGGGAAAAGGAATGGTTCCTTTGCTATTTATTTGGAACCTTGGCACGCCGATATTTTTGACTTTTTAGAAATGCGTAAAAATCATGGAGATGAAGAGTTAAAGGGACGAGACTTATTTTATGCTCTATGGATACCTGATTTGTTTATGGAAAGAGTCAAAGAAAATAATGGAAAGTGGTCGCTATTTTGCCCCAACGAATGTCCTGGTTTAATTGATGTATATGGTTCTGATTTTAATAATCTTTATGAAAAATATGAACAGGAGGGTAAGGCTAGAAAGACAATTAATGCCAGGGATTTATGGTTATCCATTTTAGATGCTCAGATGGAAACAGGAACACCATATTTGCTTTATAAAGATGCCGCAAACAAAAAATCAAATCAACAGAATCTCGGGACTATTAAATCATCTAACCTTTGTACCGAAATTTTACAATACTCAGACAATACCGAGAGCGCCGTTTGTAATTTAGCTTCTATTGCTTTGCCTTCGTTTATAAATCTTATAAATAAAACATTCGATTATGATAAGCTTCATAAAGTTACAAAGGTAGTAACTAACAACCTGAATCGGGTTATCGATATTAACTTTTATCCGACTGAAAAAACCAAGAGAAGTAATCTAAAACATAGACCTATTGGTATTGGTGTTCAAGGTCTAGCAGATGCGTTTATTCTTATGAATATTCCGTTTCATTCAGACGAAGCTAGAGAAGTGAATAAATTAATTTTTGAAACTATTTATCACGCATCTTTGGAAAAAAGCAATGAACTTGTTTATGATAGGATAGTTAAATTACAGAATAATAATAATAATAATAATAATAATAATAATAATAAGACAAATACATATGATATATTTAATGAATATGAAATCGGACTATATAGAAACGAGGAACCTTGTTTCTGCGCTTACAGTTCGTTTAATGGGTCGCCAGCATCTAAAGGTATTCTTCAATTTGATATGTGGTCGGTTACTCCTTCCGATCGTTATGATTGGGCTAAACTGAAACAATCGATAATAAATTATGGACTCAGAAATTCGTTGTTAGTTGCTCCTATGCCTACTGCGTCTACATCCCAGATTTTAGGATTTAACGAATGTTTTGAACCTTTAACTAGTAATTTATATTCTCGAAGAACATTAGCTGGAGAATTTGTAGTTATAAACAAATATTTAATGAAGGAATTGATAGACCTAGGTTTATGGAATGAACAAATTAAAAATAATATTATTGCTAATAAAGGTTCAGTTCAACAACTAACCGTATTATCTGAACATATGCGAAATAAATATAAGATCGTTTGGGAAATTCCAATGAAACATTTAATCGATATGTCTGCGGATAGAGGTGCTTATATTTGTCAAAGTCAAAGTCTAAATTTATGGATGGAGGAACCAGTATATAGTAAACTAACATCTATGCACTTTTATGCTTGGGAAAAAGGTCTGAAAACTGGTATTTATTATTTGAGACGAAAGGCAAAACATCAGGCTCAACAATTCACCATTGAGCCAGATATAAAAGAAATTGGAGAAAAAGAAATTGGAGAAAAAGAAATTGGAGAAAAAGAAATTGGAGAAAAAGATATATGTGACATGTGTTCTGCTTAGAAATTAATTTATTTTAGATCTATTATTTATTAGATCGATTATTAGATCGTTATAAAAAAATTGAAATTTATTTTTGTTAGTTATCTTATATTATCTTATCTAATATAACATAATTCAAATTCAAAATGAAAATGATTTTCTTCAACGGCACTCATGTTGAGTATACACAAGCAGAGTTTGCTTCTGTATACTCTATGTTAATGGAATTAAATAAAGAGAAAAATGACAATACAATAATGAACCAATTGCTTATTAAAATGGAGGACACCTTAAATAATACTGTGAATAAAACAAAAAATTACTCTATTACATATACTGTATTGGAGAAAACAGTTGAATTAATCGATGGGATTTCTTCTGTAGCAGAATTTAAAACTATTTGGGGTTCATATGTGTTATATCTTATTTCTAAAGAAATTATTAAAAAAGACAATTATAATGGATTATTGACCATTCAATTGAGCAAAACTTGTAAAAATATATTCTGTGATTTTGCTGAACACGCTAAATTTAAATGCGCTTGTCTTCAAGTGAGATATTGTTGTAAAGATTGTCAAGAAATAGATTGGGTTCATCACAAAAACAATTGTTCTTATACACATGTGAAGATTTAAGTTCGCACAGTTGTGTCCGTTATAACTAATCGCAATATTAAGGGATTAGTCACCAAATACATCAAACAAATACCGAATACAACAGTACCTGCTAATATAATATTAATGATTGGGATGTAAGTAACGTTTTTTAGATCTACCTCTTTTTTTAGATCTTCTGCTTCTTTTACCTCTTCTTTTAGATCTACCTCTTCTTTTAGATCCGCCTACTACTGCGGGTGGTTTATCAGGACATTGATATCCTTCTGGAGAAATTTGTTTAATATAATCTGTTATAATAGGATTTGTCCCACATACATCTAAATTATATTTATAACTACAGAAAATTCTTAAACATACAACTACATCAACTAAAGCATCGTGTAGTGACTCTCCAGTTGGAGCATACTTAAAAAAATGAGTATATGCTTCTGATAATTTGGGGCTTTTTATTTTATAAAAAAATTTAGCTTCACCGGTTTTATTATCTGTATAGTTTTGCTTATATGGCAAATCACAAATCGGGGTAGTTTGTATCATTGTGCATTCAAAGTTTGAATCAACCATCATATCTTGTATTTGTGGTAAATTAGCTTCGGCAGATAAACGTAATAGTTCTGCTACAATCATTTTCCTATCAAATTGAACATTATGTCCAACAACAACGTCAGCTAATTTAACGTCATCTAAAAATTCGTTTAATGCTTCTTGGATTGTCGCTCTATTTTCAGAAGGAGCACTAGCTATTTTTTCTCGTGTAATATGATGAACATTTAGACTGCCTTTTGAAATAACTATATTATCAGGTATATCTATATATTTATTAAATATTTTAGCACTTTCAGGGCTTTCGGTATCATATAAAATATAACTTAATTGAATAATAGAAGGCCATTTATCTAACATTGGTTTCCATAAAGTTTCAACACCTTCAGGTTTCAATAAACTATTATCAAAAGTATGCCGTTCATTCCAGTTTGAACCTGGCATTTTGGGTGGTAACCCAGTTGTTTCAGTATCAAGTACAAGTATTTTTATTTTTATTTTTGTCATTTATATAATTAGATAAAAAATTATTATATAGTTAAGCAAATTCTTTACATATTCCAAAAGTTTTTCTATGCCATTTAGTAATTCCGTGTTGTTTAATTCCATCCATATGTTTTTTAGAACCATATCCTTTATTTGAATCAATTCCATAATGTTCTATTAGTTCAGGATTTAAAGCACATAAATCGTTAATATATGTATCTCTTGATACCTTTGCTAATATTGATGCTGCCGCAATAGCTGTATATTTATTATCACCACCTTCAATCATTTGATATCTAATAGTCTCCATTTTCGTTTTTGTTTTATTTAAAACCGTATAAGGTTTAAAATAATTGCCATCAACTAACAATAATATATTTTCTAGTTTTAAATCGAATAACTCGGGTAATTTTGTTAAAGCTATTTTTGTTAAAACGGTTTTTATACATTTATGCATTGCCGACTGTGTTGCCTGTAAAATGTTAATTTCGTCAATAGTTTGTTCGTCTTCGTATTCTACAGCCCAAGCAATAGCATTTTCTTTTATATATTCAGCAACTTGTTCTATTTTCTTTTTATTTTTACTATGAAATTTTTTACTGTCTTTCATTTGAAAATGGTCAAAACTATCATCTTTAGGTAAAACTACCAGTCCAGCATATACTCTACCAAACATAGGTCCTCGCCCAGCTTCATCTATCCCGCATTCTATTATGCTTACGTCTTCATCAAAATACGTTTTTAATGGTGGTTGAACTATTCTTTTTCTTATTATTTTTTCTTTTATTATTTCTTCGGGAATAATTGGATTTTTTGTAACAGTTTTCTTTTTAGAGACAGGCATAATCTCTTTTAAATCTTCGTCTTCAGAATCGTCGACAATTACAGCACTGATCCAGTCATTGTTTTTCTTTTCAGACATATTTGCTTTATATAATTATTATAAGATAATAATTATTTAACTGAATCAATTTTTTTCACTATATAAATTATACAATGAAAGGCGAATTATTAATACTTTTTGTAATTTTATTATTAGCATTAATTTTATGTTCCTTTTTAGGAGGTAACTGTGGCAAAGAAGGTATGGAAAATGGCCAAACATATTATGGGCCTAACGGTGCTTCTGCTCAACTCCAAACCGATTCCACTGGTAACAACAGTTTAGTTGTTACAACCAGTGACGGAACAAGCACTACATATTTAAACACTAATTCAGATATGTATACTGGTCCTAATGGTTCTACTGCTACTGTAAAACAAGGAACAAATGGAACTGCTGTCCAAGTAAAAGACAGCAGTGGAAATATTGTTTTAACTTTAACAAACAATTCCAATAATGGAAACTCAACTGCTACTACACAAAATGGGACATCCGCTAATACAAGTTCTACTACTACTAATTATGATAACTATAATCATTATAACGGTTCGTCATATCCAACCACCTTTTATGGTCCTGACGGCGGAACTGCTCGTGTAATAAAAACAGATAACAATAATACTATAGTAATAACTAACAAAAACGGAACTACTGATATTTATTATATTGATTCTAATGGTAGTACTACTTCAACGTATACAGGCAAAAACGGTGGTTCCGCAAAAATGATTACTGATAGCAATGGCAATCAAGCAGTAGAAATAACTGGTCCTAATGGTTCTAAGCTAGTATATACTGGAGACAATGCGTATACATATAATAGCCAAGACGACACTATTAACCAGTATGATTCTAATAATAATACAACCGGAACCGATGTTAATGAGACAACTTATTATGGTCCTAATGGCGGTCAAGCAACAACTGTAACTGGTCCTGGCGGCAATACATATGCGTCTTATGATTCCTCCGCTTACTATAATTCTTTGCCTCAAGGGGTTTCTAGATCGCAAATTCCACCAGGCGAAGAAGATTTGTATATCTTGAAGTCTCAAGTCATTCCTCCAGTCTGTCCAGTTTGTCCGAATCCGATTGTTCAATCTTCAGATAGCACGGATGTTGAAAAGTGTCCGCCTTGCCCTTCGTGCATGCGTTGCAGTGAGCCCCAATTTTCTTGTAAAAAAGTACCAAATTATGGTGCGGTTAATCAAGATTTTATGCCAGTCCCAGTATTAAGTGATTTTTCATCATTTGGAATGTAAATGTGGGGATACCTAAACGCCCCAATTACTGTTTGATTACTGTTTGATTACTGTTTGATTATTTGATTATTTTATTATATTTAACATTAAAATAACCTAAATACAATAATTTATACATAATATAAATGAATATACAATTTTTTGTTTGTTTTCATAAAAAAATATTTCCTGATATTTATAAAATAAGTTCAATAGAAAATAAACAATACTTAACTTTTTACGGCGTTAAAGATAAAGATTTAGACATAAAGCATAATATAATTTATGAATATGAACTACAATATTATTATCCCATATTACAAAAAAAAAATTATAATGAAGGAACTTGTATATATCATGTTTATAAAAATAATTTATATAATAAATATGATTATATTGGATTTTGTCAATATGATATGATTTTTTCAGAATTATTTTTTAATAATATTGAGTCTAAACTTTTAGACAATATAAATACTATATTCTATTTAGATTTTTTTCAATGGGCGTTTTTGGGTGGTCAAACCACAATTATTAAAGATTATCATAATATTTCGGCAGGATTAAAAAGTTATAACAATTTTTTTAATAAAAATTATACAACTGAAAATTTGATTGCAAATAAAATGATTATTTGTAATACTTTTTTAATTCCTAAAAAAATGTATGAAAAAATGATGTCTTGGTTAATGGATTATTTTAAAGATTGTATTAATGATGAATATATATGCGATTATGGTCACCATTTTAATCCAGGACATATGATAGAAGCATTAACCGGTATGTTCTTATCATTAGAAATAAATGAAGGAGCTGTATATGAAAAACTAAATTTAATACATGACCATGCTTACAAATTTTAACATTTAGTTTTAACTAAAACGATAAAAATTATTATATATCCAATAAAGGAAGACTTAAAGTAAAAAATAAAATTAAAAATAAGTATTGTAAAAATAATGGTTATTGTGTTGTTTCAATTAAATATACATTATATTATGTTCATCGTTTAGTTGCTTTAACGTTTTTAGAAAATCCAGAAAATAAAGAATTTGTTAATCATAAAGATGGAAATAAGTTAAACAATTTATTAGAAAATTTAGAATGGGCTACTTGTTTAGAAAATAATATGCATAAAATCGATAGCGGTTTATCAAATTGCACAAAAAAAGTAATACAATATGATTCTAATATGGACAAATTAAATGAATATAATTCTATTGTCGAATGCGCTAAGGCGTTAAATGTAAGTGTTAGTTGTGTAAGTAATAATTGTAGCGGTAAAACTAAATCTGCCAAATGTGGTTACATATTTCGGTATGCTGAATAATGTATGTTTTATATTCTAAACAAATAATACCATTGAAAACGATCTAAGTATTATATTTAATATAATTTATAATATAGTAAATGTCTAATATTATTGAAAATCGTGATTGTTTTTTTTGCGATACCCCATATCCTCATCCTAGTTGTTTTATATCAAATTATAATGATATATGGGTTTGTCACAACTGTGAAGGTTGCGAAATGAATATAACTATACATAATTTTCAAGGAAATGGGGACTGTTGTATTTGTTTAGAAAATAAACCATTAATTAAATTTGCTACTTGTATACATACCGCTTGTTTAAATTGTTATAAGACTATATATTTTGGTTTAAATCGCCCAATGCATTGGAGAGAAATGACGGAAAATAAAACAAAGGGAAATAGTAGTTGTCCTTTATGTAGAGCAAAATAAACTGTAAATATATTGGTATTTTGCTATACTTTTTATAACGTTGTATAAAAAGTATATTTATTCCCTATGTTTCATACATTTTTTGTCAATTTGAATGCCTTGACCCTTGTTATCCTGTGGAACTATATTTATTATACAACGAGCTTTCTTTCCATATAACGGTTCGGTACAACCTTTTTCTTTGCCCTTTTTATTTATTTGACTTTTTATCTCGGAATATGCGTACAGTTTTGGTTGCGTGTCTATACATCTAGACCTGAAATGTTCATATTGTTCCCGAACATCACAATATGTTAAATTGGACTTCTTTTTAAGCATTTTATTAACTAATTCGTGTAAATTAAATATATAACGCGAAAATGTGTCTCTAGATTCCATGTTATCCATTGTTAATGGTAAATGTTTAAAATTTGTTCTTAAATTTTTACGGCACGCAGCACACGGCAATACATTTTGTAACGAAATCACAAAATCCCTATATTGTTTCTTTTGTTCTAAACTTGGATTCACAGGATAATTAAAACTTATTGTATGTAATGCTGTCCATATAAGCGGGCCCCATACGGTTGTTAAAAATCCGTCGCCCGAATAAAAATCTCCCTTTTTAAATACTCTTTGTTTCTTTGTTTTGTTATTTGATTTCCTATTTTTATGGGTCTTTGTCATTTATATATAAGTATAAAAAATAAAATATAAAGATATTTTAATGACTTCTTTACAAAATACACCAATTATCGAATATGCCAAATCAACTAAAAATGTATGTATGTGTTTAGGTATATCCATATTTCTTATTATTTTATTTATGATGACACCTCTTAATTCCTTTATGTTATCTTCTATTTTTGGAAAAGTCATTATTATTATGCTTTTAGGATATACTATATATTATAATACAAGCCAAACTAACAAATTCTCAAAGAATTTTAATATGTCTTTGCTGTCTGGCAATTGGGATGAACTTAAGACTAATATTATTTGTAGTTATATATTTTCCTTATTTTTGTTAGTTCTATTGCTTTCGGTCATAAGAAAAATATTTTAATATTTATTATTGATTATTTAGAAACAATAATAAATATATTCGTTATTCGTTATAAACGCTAATGTAATTTATTCTTATTTAATATATATAATGAACTTTAATACTAATCCGAATGTAATTGGAGGAACTCCTTCTATAATGCAACGAGCTAGTGGTCTAATGAATTTTAAAACTATTGGTATGGTCGTTGTTGCTATTATATTAATAATTTTTGCTTATTATACCTATAAACACTATGCTGATACCAAAACGGCATTTAAGGCAAATAGAGAAAATATCCCAAAAGATCAAAATTCAAATAAAACCGCTACACTAATGCTTTTTTATGTTGATTGGTGTCCTCATTGCAAAACCGCGAAACCGGAATGGGAATCTTTAAAGTCAGAATATGACGGCAAATCTATTAATGGATATACAATTAATTTTATGGAATATAATTGCACTACCGAGTCGGATGAAGTTAGTCAACTAATGGATAAGTATAATATTGAAGGATATCCTACCATTAAATTGATTAAAGATAATCAAGTGGTTGAATATGATGCTAAACCAACCAAATCAACCATGGAGCAATTTTTACATACTGTTCTCTAAGAAAATTCGGTTTCTTTTTTCTTCAATAAAAACTCCAACGCGTCTTCTTCTCCCATTTTGATCAAATTTTTTCGTAACTCTTGGCTCCTTATTGACTCTTGTAATGAATCCAAGGTTAATGGATTTTTATTTACATAGCAACGCACCGTATTTTCAATATTATCCATTTTAACACTGTCTCTTATATAATTCATTGAATTTATGGACATACACATAACATATTCTAATAAGGATGATTCTGCGGTTACTTCTACATTAGCAAAGTTTTCGGTTTCTTTGTTAAACGAGATTTTAATGCCTAATATTTCGTCTTTTAAAGCATGATCTCTTAGGCACTGAGTTAAGGGATAGTTACACATTATTCCGCCATCAATATAGCAACAGTTGTCAATAATAGTTGGCATAAATATTCCAGGTAAAGAAGAAGACATTGTTAATGCTTGCAATAAACTTAGATCCGGGTTTGTTAAATGTGATAATTCAATAGTTTGGAATTTATGTAGCTCAAATGTGAAAATATGTAGATCAATTTTGGAAAATTCGTAAAATTCTTTTAATGTGATATTTAAGCTTAAATCCTTTGCTTCTAGCAATGGTTTAAACATGATTTCAGCCAGTTTTTTGTCAAATAGTCCTTTATTATAATAAGAATCAAAAATCTGTTTAGGATTAACCTTAAACGCATCGTGCCATGGTCGTTCAATAATATATTTGTTTAAAGTTTCCCAGTCGTATTTTAAACATATAAAAGCACCAATAATGGAACCAACGGATGTGCCATAAATAGATTCGATGTTACTAACATTCCAAAACCCCTCTTGTTCTAATTTTTCAAGGGATCCTAAGTATCTAAATCCTAATGGGCCTCCGCCACTAATAACTAAATGTTTTATAGTCATACTTAATAATAAATTTAATATTTAAATTTATTTTCTTGTATTGATTTAAATGGCCAATATTTTTACATTAGAAAACTTTACAGAATTCTCTGAAAAAATAAATATTGATGATTTATACGAAAAAAAACGTCAAGTAGACCAAAATAAGTTAGAATTATTTAAAAAAATATTAAACCGCATCCATGTAAGAATAAAAACAACGGCAAAACAAAATATACATGAAAAATTTTGTTGGTTTGTTGTTCCGGAAATAATAATAGGTATTCCAAAGTATGACCAAGCAGGATGTATAGCATATTTATCCAATACACTGCAAGAGAATGGCTTTAATGTGAGATACTTTCATCCAAACACATTATTTATTTGTTGGGACCATTGGGTTCCGTCATATGTTAGAACGGAGATTAAAAAGAAGACAGGTGTGCAAGTAAATGAATATGGTAAAATAATAGAACAAGAAAAAGGAGAAGATGGAGAAGATGATATTGGAGGAGGACAATCAGAACAACCAGGATCTATACAACAAATCAAAAATAGTAAAAAATATACCCCCATTAATTCTTATAAGCCGTCAGGTAAGTTGGTATATAGCGAAGATTTGTTAAACAAAATAGAAACTAAGATGAATTGAGGATAATATATATTATTCTTTAAGTAGACTTAAGAATAATATATATAATCTGTTAAATAATTTCCAAAAGTAATTTAGGTTTTGAAAATTGGACATTTATAAATGTCCAAAATGAGAAACCCGAAAAGAGTTTTGAAAAAGCCATTTCTGAAAAATGAATTTAGACCATAATGCTCTAAAATGATCAAAATGTTAGGAAAATTTGTGATTGTAACTTTTAATAAAAAAAGACTTAAATAAATATCTAATTCTAATGTATGGAAAGTGTAGGAGACAAGAATAAGCCAAAATCAGCTTTTAAGTTTCATTGTGAAAAATGTGACTACGGAACGTCTAAAAAAAGTAACTACGATACTCATTTAGCAAGTGATAAACATAAAAGGATTACAAATGAGTTACAAATGGGACAAAAATCAGCCAACAATCAGCCCGATATAATTGAGACCTTTGTATGCTCTTGTGGAAAACAATATCAACATAGACAGGGGTTATGGAAACATAAACAAAAATGTAATAATAATAATAATATCTCTGATACAAGCTCTGATACAAAAGAAACCGAAACCAAAGAACTTATTCAATATTTGTTAAAAGAAAATTCAGAGTTTAAGCAACTTATGATAGACCAGAATAAACAATTGTTTGAACTAGCTAAGAATTCTGGACATCATAATAGTCACATTAATAATAACAATAATACAACTAACAATAACAATTTTAATCTTAATGTCTTTTTAAATGAAACTTGTAAAGACGCAATGAATATTATGGAATTTGTTGATCAGTTACAAGTAAGCGTTAAGGATTTGGAAGAAACAGGGAGATTAGGATACGCGGAAGGTATTTCCAAAATATTTATTAATGGTCTAAAACAAATAAACATATCAGATAGACCTATTCACTGTGCTGATTCAAAAAGAGAAATTGTTTATATTAAGGATAAGAATCAATGGACAAAAGAAGATGATAATAAAAGTTTGCTAACAAATGCGATTAAACATGTAGCACATAAAAATATGAGACAGATTAGAGAATGGACCAAGGTTAATCCAGAATATAATGATTCCTCATCTAAACAAAATGATCGGTACTTAAAGATTGTTAGTAATTCTATGAATGGATCAACAGAGGAGGAAACTAACAAAAACTATAATAAAATCATTAAGAATATTACAAAGGAAACTGTCATTGATAAATAATATATTGAAATGGGCTTAAAGCGTCTTTAAGTAGACTTAAGAATAATATATATAATCTGTTAAATAATTTCCAAAAGTAATTTAGGTTTTGAAAAATGGACATTTATAAATGTCCAAAATGAAAAACCTGAAAAGAGTTTTGAAAAAGCCATTTCTGAAAAAGCGATTTTAGACCATAATGCTCTAAAAAATATAAAATGTTAGAAAAACATGTTATGATAAAAAAATATATATATTATAAAAAGTATTTAGAATTTTTATATATTGTTAATATAAATGACAACGGACGACAACATTTCTTTAGTAAAAATTAGCGATATATTTGAATGTAAAAAATGTAACTATACTACGAGTAGAAAATATAATTTAGAATTACATAATAATAGTAAAAAACACAAAAACGATAGTACAACAACAAATAACAACCAATCTTTAGTAAAAATTAGTAAAGTATATGAATGTAATAATTGTGACAATTTTTTTAAAGATAGAGCCGGATTATGGAGACATAAAAAGAAATGTGGTATTATTCAGTGTAAAGATGACTTAAATGATCAATCAAAACAACAACAATTAATAGAATATTTATTAAAAGAGAATTCTGAGTTTAAGCAACTTATGATAGACCAGAATAAACAATTGTTTGAACTAGCTAAGAATTCTGGAAATCATAATAGTCACAATACTAATAACAATACAACTAACAATAACAATTTTAATCTTAATGTCTTTTTAAATGAAACTTGTAAAGATGCAATGAATATTATGGAATTTGTTGATCAGTTACAAGTAAGCGTTAAGGATTTGGAAGAAACAGGGAGATTAGGATACGCGGAAGGTATTTCCAAAATATTTATCAATGGATTAAAACAAATAAATATATCAGATAGACCTATTCACTGTGCTGATTCTAAAAGAGAAATTGTTTATATTAAGGATAAGAATCAGTGGAACAAGGAAGACGGCGATAAAAGTTTGCTAACAAATGCAATTAAACATGTAGCACATAAAAATATGAGACAGATTAGAGAATGGACCAAGGTTAATCCAGAATATAACGATTCCTCATCTAAACAGAACGATAGATACTTGAAGATTGTTAGTAATTCTATGAATGGTTCAACAGAGGAGGAAACTAACAAAAACTATAATAAAATCATTAAGAATATTACAAAGGAAACTGTCATTAATAAATAATATATTGAAATGGGCTTAATACTTTTGCTATACTTTTAGAAAAAGTATATTTGTTATACTTTTTTAAAAGTATATATATATATATGACCACAAGAAAAAACAAAAATACACTTAATGTTACAAAAAAGTGTAGGCCTAATCAAAAACAATTAAAAGTATATTGCCGAGAACACGCAAATACGTTTAATCAATTTGAAAAAGATTACGAAGAAAAATTTAAGAATAATTTAACAAAACATCATGAAAGTGGCGAAAAAGAATTAATAAAACTATTTAAAACACCATTTACTCCAACAAAGTATAAACCACAGGACGATTATTACACATATATTAATTATCAATGGTTAACCGATAAAACGAAAGAAATAAAATCTAAATTAAAATATTATGTCCAAGTAGATAGTTTTAGAGTCACTCAAGAAAAAGTGTATTATGAATTAATTGATATAGTTAAAGAACATATAAAAACTAACAAATCTCCTCAATCCAAGGCAATTAAAAATGTTTACGAATCCCTTTACAATTTAGATGATAAATCCGCAGAAAAATATGTAAAATATTATGTAGACTTAACTGATAAAAGGATTGCTAGCGGAGACATATATGAGATATTGGGCGGAATGAATAAAAATGAAATAGTTTCATGGGGGTGTCCTATTGTATGGACTGTTATGAAAGACGAAAAAAATGTTAAACATTATAGAACTACTATTTCTGCTCCACAACTAACAATATATGATTATGAAATTTATATTGAAGATGCGGAAGCTGATCAAAATACAAAAAAATATAAAAAAGAGTTTAAAATAAGATACTTGGAATTTATTACAAAAATATTTGAATTGTGTTTAGGTAAAGGCAATGGATTAAAAGCAACCGATGTTTGGGATTGCGAATATGAATTGCTAAGCGCATTGGGTTGCGATTCGATCAAAACCGACGATCTAGATGGATATAATATTGTTACAAAACAAGAAGCATTATCAAAATACAATTTTGATTGGGAAAAATTAGCAACAAAAATAGGATATAAAACTGTTCCGAATACATTTATATGCTCAAGCACAAATTATTTGAAATGTATAATGGAAACATTGTTGACAGATAATGCTTGGCAAAGTGATAAATGGAGGTCGTACTATTTATATATAAATTTTAGACAAGTAATGCGGTTTCATAGTAAATGGAGAATAGATTATTTTGATTTTCATGGTAAATTTATAAAAGGACAACCAGTCCCATACCCACAAGACATATATCCGGTTTTTGGACTATCTTTATGTTTTAACACGTTTTTAACAAATGAATATATAGATAAAAATAAGAAACAACAATATATTGATTATACTCATAATATGGCTGCCGATTTATTAACTATATATAAAAGAATTATTAAACGCAATACGTGGTTGTCTCCAAAAACCAAAAAATACGCTTTATTGAAACTGGAACATATTAATTTAGTGATTGGAAGTCCAAAACTTCTAAGAGAAGATCCTATATTAGATTATAGTAATAAAGAAGCATATCAAAATATGAGACTAATAGCATATTGGCGAACAAAACAAATGATTGAATTAGACGGTAAATCATCAGAAGTAGATATACCTACAATAGATTGGGAAGAGTTGAAAATGGTTGGTAAACAATCATATATTGTTAATGCGTATTATACTCCAACTGAAAATTCTATTTATGTTCCTTTAGCTTATTTACAAAAACCATTTATTGATTTAGACGAAAGAGGTATTGAATATAATTTAGCACACATTGGTTATACTTTAGGACACGAGATGTCGCATTGTTTAGATGATTTAGGAAGCAAATATAACGAAAAAGGTAATTTACATAACTGGTGGACAAAACACGATCGTAATAAATTCAATGTAAAGGTAAAAAATGTTATTAAGCAATATGAACAATTTGCTGGTTATGATGGAATAAAAATGGATGCTAGTTTAAGTACAGGAGAGAATTTAGCAGATATCTCTGGTTTAGCAATTTGCGAAGAGTATTTAAAGGATTTTCAAGATAATAATGACGATATTGTTCCAATTAAGGCACTTTCATTTCACGCATTCTTCGTTTATTTAGCAATTCAGGCGCGTCAAAAAATATTCGACGAAGCGGTAAAGGCCCAATTAAAAACCAACCCCCACCCTATGGATAAATATAGAACAAATTGTCCGTTGGCTCGTTTAGAATTATTTAGAAGTCTTTATAATATTAAAAAGAAGAATAAGATGTTTTGGGCATCCACAGATACTATTTGGTAAACAAATAAATAATTTAGAAATAAAATTTTATTTAGAAGTTTATTTAAATTTTTTTTAAAAATTATTTAGAAGTAAAAGTTTGTTAGGAATTTTTATTTTTTTCTAAGAGTAATATATATAATGGCTCGTCGTACTCGTTCATCCCGTAAATCTAGATCTGCTGCTGCTCGCCGTTCGCGCGGTGCTGCACGCACAATGAAGCGTGCCGCCGCTCGTGGCGCTTCTGCCGCTGCTTCTCAAGCGAAATCTGCCGCTAAAATGGCTTCCAAGGCTGCTGGTCGTGCTGCTTCCGCTGCTAGAGGTTCTTCTGCTGGTCGTGCTGCGTCCGCGGCCAAAGCAGCTTCCAAGGCTGCTGGTCGTGCCGCAACTGCTGCCAGAGGTGCTTCTGCTGCCGCGTCCAAGGCTGCTCAAGCCGGTCGTATGTAAACATAAATATAAGCATAAAACTTTAAGCATAAAAATAATTTATATTATTCATTAATAATATAAATGACAAACAAAACACGTAAGCATTTTAAAAATAATAAACATAACAATGCTAAAAAGGCTACTCAACTAAAATGTCGTATGAAAACATGTAGAGCGAAAAAATACCAAGCAATATATGGTTCTGCTGGAGGATCAATTAGATCAACTAGACAATTGTTTTATTAAATAAATTTATAATTTTAATTTTAAACTAATTCGTAACCTTTTTCATTTACTATTATAAATTCTTTTGTTAAGTAATATCTAGTTACAATACCTGCCATTATTAAATCTGATGCTATTTCTACTAAGAAAATATCGGCTTGTGATAATAAGACGTTAATATAAATATACCAATCAATCCAGGAATAAATGGTAACTACATATACCGCTTCATACGCAAAACAATGCATATTTGTATCCTTTTTTTTAGTTACGTCTTGAACCGAATTTACAACCCAGGGAGACAAAATATTATGAATAGTTGTTCTCATAATACTATTAATAGCACAAAAGGTTATTACTGCCGTATATTTTGAATAATTATTAATGGAAATTCCTAATACATTTAGAGACTCGTTTGGTCCAAACTTATAATAAGCCATTTGTTCACTATTTATATTGTTACTTAATATAAATAGTGAACCTATTACACATACCATCCATAACATAATCATTCTACTAACAAATTTCTCCATTTATATACTATTTATTGGGTATAAGACATTTCGAATCAATTTTTTCTTTAACAAAGCGATTATCGTCTATATTTTCTTGTTCTCTTACTTCGACTTCTCTTAGTTCTACTTTTACTTCTCTTACTTCGACTTCTCTTTCTTATCGTCCCTTTCGTTCCTTTTCCAGCGCTTTGAATAAGACCATAAGGATTTTTATTTCCAGTAAAATCTAAATTTTGACCATTATACAAAGATGAATTCGCCATTATACATTATATTGATATTACTTTTTTATAAATTATGGTTTAATTTTATATGCCTGGATTACCGGAGGAACTTCCGCTTCAATTTTCGCTTCATCTTTCTTAATATCAATTGCTTGGTTTTCTATGTTTTTTTTCTTTTCTTCTATTTTTTCTTCTATTTTTTCCTTTATTTGTTTTACCTCAGCCGGAACAGGAACATAATCTACTGTTATCAATTGGTCAGACATTTTGGTTAATTTATTAATTTGACTTTTTGCTGTTTCTAATATTTTTTGTTCTACAATTGCCTCATACATTTTTAATCCATTAACATAATCCATTTCGCATGATAAATATAACTTAATTATTAATGCTCTTGTTTCTACTACAATATCCTGTAGACCTTGTTCCGTTAACATAGGATTAATACGAATTTGCTTTTTAATTGTTTGTGGGTCAACTGTATATACAAATATTTTATTAATTATGGCTAATAATGCTTCTTGATTTTTATTAGCAGTTTGTATCATGGTTTTAAGGTTTTCTGCATAATCATTAAACAATTTGTTAGTTAATGGTCCTTTATACTGTCTATCAAAGAGCGGATTAGAGCCTTGACATTTTTCCATTTTATGATAATCCCTTAGTTTAATATCGCTAAATTTAGTTATACCTTCAGGTAATTCTTGATTGCCGGTAAATACATTATAAAATATTTTTAGATCTTCTTGAAATATATTTTTTGTCGTATCAGACATTCCGGTAAATTTACCTGTGGTATAATCATAATTATCATCATAATATAATTCCATTAACTCAGGTATTCCTGGTTCATCATTTAATGTTTTATCAGAGCCATTATCTCCAATATTAATATTACACATTTTTGGCCCTACTGAAATATTTCCGTTAGCATCGGGCTCTACAGATGTTTTGTTAGTTAACGAATTTATACGGTTATCGCAAACATTTAATTTATATATGGCTCTAGGAGTATTAGCTGGTATTTTTCCTTTTTCAAATAATGATGCTCTTACTGTGTTGCCTTCTGTGTCTTTATAAACATATATTGGATTTATGGTTGTGACGATTGCTGCAAAAAGGTGAGCTATTTTTATGTAAAATTTGGCAATTCCAAGACATATACGTTTCTTTTTAATAGGATTCTGAATATCTGATTTGCTTAATTCATCTCTGTTAAAAAATATTAATTTGTCTTTATCTAATTCATTCACTTCGACACCATTTTTTACACGCTTTGCTAAATAGGTTATTTCCATATCAGTAAAATACCGCTCAACAATATCAGATGTTAATATAACTAAATTGTCACAATATTCTTTTTCATATAGTTTTCTTAAGCTCTTAAAATCCATTGTTAAAATATAATAAGTTGCTATATAATCAAGAATTTGAGAAATGGATTTAGGCTTTAGTACGCCACCACCTTGCTGGTCAGTAGAAGTTTGATTTCCCATATACTATATATATGGTAAAAGTATTTAAACAAAAATGTATATATATTAAATAAAATTGATTTAGAAATATTTTTTATAGTTTAATAAACAATAATAAATGATGAACAACGAAAGAAGCAAAAAGAATAAAGATAATAATATTGATAAAACAAAGCTTTGGAATGTGTTTGATTCCGAAGTTGTTAATCCCGACAAACAAAAAGACCCATTAGAGTGTTTATACAGAACTATATGTAATAGAGAACATTGCGAAATGTGTCAATATTCTTTAGCATTTTCAGATGAAGGTTTCTTAACGTGTACAAATAATAAATGTGGAATTATTTATAAGGATATGTTAGACCAATCTCCCGAATGGAGATATTACGGAGCAGACGATAATCAAAATTCGGACCCAACTAGATGTGGTATGCCTATTAATCCATTACTAGAAGAATCGTCATTTGGTTGTAAAGTATTGTGTATGGGCAAATCGTCTTACGAAATGAGAAAAATCAGACGATATACTGAGTGGCAAACAATGCCGTATAAAGAAAAAGCACAATACGATGATTTTCAACGCATTACCATTTTTGCTAATAACGCGGGTATATCTAAAAAGATTATAGATGATGCTATCCGATATCATAAAAAGATATCCGAATATGAACAGCATTTTAGAGGAGATAATAAAGATGGATTAATGGCGGCTTCGATTTATATATCGTGTAGAATTAACAATTATCCAAGAACAGCTAAGGAGCTAGCAACTGTATTTAATTTGGATGTTACTAGCGCAACTCAAGGATGTAAAAATGCCCAAACGATTATTAATGTCTTGGAAAAAGATATGGATAATAAAGACAAGACATCGTTTTGTAAAACTAAACCAGAGGATTTTATTGAGAGATACTGTAGCAAACTTAATATCAATTCTGAACTTACAAAATTATGTCAATTTATTGCTATTAAAATTGAGAAAAAGAATTTAATGCCTGAAAATACACCTCATTCAATTGCTGCTGGAATTGTATACTTTATATCGCAACTTTGTAAATTAAATGTGTCTAAGCGGGATGTTAGAAATATTAGTGAAATTTCAGAGGTTACTATTAATAAATGCTTCAAAAAACTGGAAAAAATGACAATCGAATTAGTTCCATCAGTAGTATTGAATAAATATTCACCTCTTACAAATATATCTATAAAAGGTTAATTATAATGGATTGATTCGCCTTTCTCTTTGACTCATCAATTTTTCATTAGTTATTTTTTCATTTGTTTTTGTAAAGCAACAAAAATATAATATACAATTAAACATTTTATATTATCATATTACAGCAGTATCTTTAATCTATTATTTATTATAATATATGTAAACATTTTATAAAATATTGTATATAACAATTCGTAAACTTATTGATATAAAAATAGCACATTATTCATATTATGGCAAGTGTTAATATTCCGAAGTTTGTATTTATTGTTCCTTATAGAAATAGACCCCAACATAAATTCTTTTTTTCAAATTATATTAGTTCAATATTAATAGATAATAGCGACTATGAGATTTATTTTTCACATCAATGTGATGCTCGTTCGTTTAATAGAGGCGGGACCAAAAATATCGGCTTTTTGGCAATAAAAAATAAATATCCTAATGGGTATAAAGATATTACGTTTGTGTTTAATGATGTAGATACAATACCATTTACCAATTTATTTGATTATGAAACGGTTCCAGGTATTGTTAAACATTTTTATGGGTTTAAATACGCATTAGGCGGAATAGTTTCAATAAAAGGTTCTGATTTTGAAGCAACAAATGGATATCCTAATTTCTGGGGATGGGGTATGGAAGATAATGTATTACAAACCAGATGTGAAAAAATAGGATTAACTATTGATAGAAGTCAGTTTTTTCCAATTGGAAATCCCAATATTTTACAACTGTTTGACGGAGTTACGCGAATAATTAACCGAAAAGATCCGTGGCGAGCTTATCACGATGACGGCGTTGATGGAATAAGAAATATTCATAAATTAACTTATACTATTGATAGCGAATCATTAAATCCATTGGATAATATACATATTGTTGCTTCTAATAAAATATCCATTATTAATATTTCTACATTTATGACAGGAACCGTATTTGAAAAGGAGGATTATTATAATTATGATTTAAGAGAACCCCCTAGAAAAATTATACATCCTGATAGAATTGGAACTAAAAAAGTAGAGGCACTTACCGATGATTGGTCTAATATTCCATTTTATCCTACTTCGGAAAAGAAAAAAGAAATGATTAAACAATATGGCGAAAAAGCCGCTAATGAAATTATTAAATATAGTTACGAAAACTCAACAGATCCAACAAAAGAAGTGTTACCTCCGTCTGTTCCTCTATTAGTTCCTGAAAAACAAAATAGGAATGTATATCAACAACAACTAACACAAATACGACAATACAATGAATCAATGCTTCGAGCAAATTCTAATCAAAGAATGATACCACAAAATGTGAATAAATTTTCTCCTGCGTATAGTAGAATTATTGCGGCAAGACCAAAGGCTACGGCTTCAGCAAATATTAGATTAGGCGGCGTATACTTTTAAATATACTTTTAAGAAAAGTATAACAAAAATGTAACAAAAATGTAACAAAAATGTAACAAAAATGTAACAAAAATGTAACAAAAGTATTTAATTAATTAAATATTTAAAAATAAACTTATAAATATGTTATAATGTCAATAAATAGTCTTGCCGATATAAAAAATATATTTTATATTAATTTAGAACATAGAACCGATCGTAAAGAACACGTCGAAAAAGAATTACTTAAGATAGGGTTTAAAGAAGCGCAAAGATTCAACGCAATAAAAATGGAAAATGGAGCTATTGGTTGCAGTATGAGTCATTTGCGCATATTGCAAGATGCGCAAAAAAATAATTTAGATCATATATTAATTGTTGAAGACGATATATCCTTTTTAGATCCAGAATTATTTAAAAATCAATTAAACAGTTTTTTTGAAACGCATAAAAATAATTGGGATGTAGTATTGTTAGCTGGTAATAATATGCCTCCATATAAAAATATTGACGATACGTGTATACAAGTATCTAGATGCCAAACAACAACCGGATATATTGTGAATGGGCACTATATAAAGACTTTATTACAAAATGTTAAAATTGGTTTAACACATCTAATAAATAAACCGACAGAACACGCAAAATATGCTATTGATAAGTATTGGTTTATTTTACAACAATTGTATAAATGGTATTTAATTGTTCCTTTAACGGTGGTGCAAAGAGAAGATTATAGCGATATTGAAAAACGCGTTACCAATTTTGAGAAACATATGCTGGAT